TCAGACGCGCTTCAGCAGCACGGTGACGATCACACCAGCCAGGGTGGTGGTGGTGCCGGTCACGTCCAGAGACAGACGATCGCCAGCTTCCAGGGTCAGGTTGGCGGTGGTGCTGGTCAGCTCACCAGAATCAGCAGCATCGAACTTCTGCTCAGTAAGAGCAGTGCCCTTGAGGTTGATCTTGGTGCTGCCGAGCAGGTCGTCGCCAGCAGTGGCGGCTTCGGTGCCTTGGCAACGACGGATCGTGCCGGTCACATCAGAGCCATCATTGCCAGCGACTGCATGCACCTCGCGGATGCTGACCACTTCGCACTTCACCGGAGCGGTGAAGAACTGCACATCAGCCACCGAAGAGGCGATGTTGTGGGTAGCAACGATGTACTGCTCTGTGGACAGTTCAAACTGGGAAGGTTGTGCCATGGTTAGTTACCTCAATCGAAGTTAGAGGTGTTGGTGGCGCGCACGATGCCGAGGTTCTTCAGCTCGTACACCTTCGACCAGTTAGCAACCGTCTCCAGCTGAGCGCGAGTGGGGTTGACAGTAGTCACCGCCCACTTAGCGCCAACGGGGTGGTAGCAGTAGTGCAGGTCGATCGACATGGCATCGCTCTTGGCGAGGATGTCACGATCGGTTTCGGTCTGCATCGCCATTTGCTCACCGCTGGCAACAGCGCCTTGGGTGAAGAAATAGGTGGCGTATTCGGTCGAAGAACCGCTGCCATCGGTCTGCACATCATCAGAGATGATGACACGCAGGCCGCAGTAAATGGGAACGTTGACATTGCCGGCATAGGCTGCAGCAATGCTGCCGCCAAATGCATCAGGCATCGAGCTGTCAGGAGTGACGCGCACATCAGCGGCGGTCACGTAGTCGATTGCCTTGCGCTCGACTAAGTCGTAGTACACTTTACTGTGCATGGCAACGGCAGCCAGCTTGTCGCCTTGGTCACCCAAGAGTGACTTGGCTTCGGCAACGTGACGGGGGCTCAGCGTGGTGGGGGTATCGCCAGACTCGCCATCAATGGTCAGACCAAAGAAGGCGGCAGAGCTGGAGGTAGATCCCAGGCTGCCGAACACACCGCCAAGGCAGGACAGCAGATCCTTCTGGCGCTGGTTAGCGATGTAGTCAGCGATCTTGGCGCCAATGGCGGCCATGGGATCGGAACCAGCAGCAAGGGCTGCCAGGTCGCGCGATTCAAAAGCACGGCCACGGTGCAGGATCACGCCGACTTGCTTGTCGGCTTGGATCTTGCCAGGGGTGAGGCTGGTGCTATCGGTCAGCACCTCGAAATCACCGGAAAGGTTGGCTTTCCAGAAGGGAACGTTGATGAAATCACCGCCCTCGGTGGCATTCAGCTCCGCCAGAGGCTGCACCACACCGGAAGCCAGGAAGGCATCACGCTGAGTGGTTTGCTCAATGACGTAAGGCGTAAATACCTCGGGGATGATGATGTCAGAGCGAAGGGTCGCCATGACTAATCCTCAAAAAGGGTTTACGGATGTGGGCGCAGCCCCAGGCTCTATGTGGCGCAGCCATCACGAGCAGACACTCAAATACTAACGGTTAGCTGCAGCTTTCATCCGCTCATATAGGTCGCGGTCTGTACGGAACAGGCGCGACTGCTCGGTGAGGTTGAAGCTATCGCGGTTGAATGGATTGCTCATGCCAGTCGGGATAGCGCCATTACTGCCGCCGGTTGGTGCTCCGCTGCCTTGTGGCTTGGGTTGCTTTTGCATCCATGCGGGCAGGGTTTTGGCCCATTCAGCAACGGGCTTGCGTTCGTAGCCGTCCACAACGACCACGGTGCCGTCGGGCTCGCGCTGGATTGCGTCAGGCGACAGCTTGGTCTTCAGCACAAGATCAGGATCATGCACGATGTCAGCCAGTGCCGTGACCGCAGGCGTAACAAGCTCTAGCTCGCGGACACGGGCTTCAAGTGTTGCAATGCGCTGGTCCTTTTCAGCCGTCGCCTCACGGAACTGCTGCTCCAAAGCCTGTCGTGCCTCTTGGTATTTGCCTTGCGATTCGAGTTGCTGTTGCTCGTAGTTGCGCTTGAACTCCAACAGTTCATCAACATTTACCCCATCAGGCGCCTTGGATTTCTTTGCTGCACGCAGCTCAGCAATCAGCTCTTGATTCTTGCGCTCTAGCGCTTCTACGCTGCGCTGCAACGCTTCAGCTTCAACCCCAGTAGTCGCAGACTCTTGGATTTGTTGTTCATCAGACATGGATAAGCCGCAGGCTTAATTACGCTGCCATCGTACCAGCAGCCAAAGCAATGGCCCGCGAGTGGAATACACCAATCCGCGAACCTTGGAATCCGCTGATTAAGGAACTGCTAAATGCAATTGACCGCCACGAGCGGTTGTATCGCCAAGATGGCAATGGATGGCACGCTGCTAAGGCGCAAGATCTGCGCTGGTATGTCGCAGAACTAAAGGATTGGATTCATTGTCAAGAGGTTACCACTTCTCCTTATCAGCCCAATACGCAGCAGACATCTTGCCCTTAGCGATGTTGCTGGCGTGGCGTGCCTTGAACGATGCGCGGCGTGCTTTGGCCGCGGCAGATTCACCCTCGCGTGATGGGCTACCGCTAACGCCTTGCTGGCCAAAGCGGATCAGCTTTACCTTGTCGCCTTCTTTGGCGAGCACCGCGTGCGATTTGTTCGGATGCTTTGGCGTCCGCTTCGGCTTGTTGTAGCCGTCAAACTGCTCACCGCGGTAGGTGATCATTTCTTCGGCTTGCGAGGCTTGGCAGTCTTAGCGGCCGCCTTGAAAGCAGCAGCAGTGGGCCTGCCCTCTTCACCTTTGCGTGCCATGCGCTCCTTGCTGCCGGCCGCAATGCGCTTGCGCTTGGCGGCAATGTTGGCGTATAGGCCAGACTTTTTAGCCATCACTTCTTACCCTTGCGTGACTTGCCGGCTTTTGCGAGCGCGATTGCCACCGCTTGCTTTTGCGGCTTGCCTTTTTTCATCTCCGTTTTGATGTTGGCTGATACTGCAGCCTGCGACTTGCCCTTTTTCAATGGCATAGCACCACTCAGTTACTGCTGTAAGTTTAGCCATGTCAAGCGTCGCCCAATACTGGCTACCATCTTCACGTTGGCACAGCACTGCTTGAACCCATGCTTCGCCGACTAATGCTTGCACAGGATCGCTGATGATCAAACCATTCTGAAAATGACGGAGGCTAGGCAGGTCCATATCGTGCACGAAGCTGATCTAAGGTTAGCTCTGAGCCGTCATCACGAACTAGCTTGGCGATGGCATCAGTTGGGCCATACTTGTCAGCAAGCCGGTTGAAATACGGCACTTTGTTAGCGCCCAATGCCTTGGCCTTGGTTTCAAGGTCTTGCTTGGCCAGCCACTGCCCGTAGGTCTGATCTGCTGGCACCTGGCCACCTGCTGATGCACGCTTTGCTGGCGGTGGTGGCGTGAAACCCAACTCGTCGTAGTCGATCACCGGCACTGTCGTTGATCTGCAATTGAAATGCTGCGGCGGAGTCGGGCCTTTGCCGTATTCAAACTCTCGACCATCCAATGCACGGCAAATGCTACTGGTGCGGGTATCCAGTGTTGCCACATAGCGATACTTTTTAGTGATGTCTTGATTTGCTTCGTACACCTGTTGACTAGCTGCATTGGCTACTTGGTTGATGCTGGTGCGCACAAGGCTAACGATCTGATTATCCGCAACCGCTGTTGCCTGCCCGCCTGCTGCAACTAGCTGCTTCACGGTCTTAGCCTCTTCGCCAAATTCAAGGTTTCCAATCAACCGCTTCGCAATGGCTGGCGTTGGCTCACCAGTCAGCAGACCTTGCCGCACGACTTGCGAGAACCGCTCTGCTTGATCTACTGCAATGCCGCGGAATGCTTTGGTGACCACTTCACCATTGGGCAACGTAATTGTGGCACCTTGCGCTGCGGTGAGGCTGAACGTCGCCGGTGCACCTTGTACTGCAGCAAACAGGTCATCCGACAGCGCCACCACGTTGATCTGCGTTGGATCAGTGGTGACCACTGACTGCGCAAACTGCGGGCTGATCTCAACGGTGCGCACTGCATCGCGTGCACCTGCTGGCAATGCACGCCGCAATTGATCAGCCACAAACTCAGATTGCAGCTCTGCAATGCCTTGCAGCTCCAATGCGGTCAACTCCGTTGCATCACCTGCCCATGTTGCCAGGCTGTCTTTTAACTGAGCAAGGATTGCCCGCAGCCGCGCCGCTTTGACTGGCGCCGACAGCTCATCAATGGTGCGCAGTTGATTGACCGCATCAATGATGATGTCGTTGTAGGCATTGATCACACGCCGCGCAACGCTATTGCTGTAGCGGTTCAGATCTATTGCATTGCGGTAGAGCGCTTCTGGTGTGCTCATCGTTCAATGCCAAGATCTTCCGGTTGATAGCCGCTGCGGATGCTGACATTAGCGCCGCGGCTCAATGCAGTGGTGACCAATGCAGCGAACGCGTCATAACCGTTTTGCCCGTCTTCGTACAAGATCGTTTCGTCAATTTCATCTGGCTTGCCTTGCTTGTACCAGCTGATGCGCACGATGGCTAAAACCTCTTCCGGCAGGGCGCTGACGTGATAATCAAGCTCTTGTCTCCTGGGTTTCCTCGGTTCCATCCAGATCATCAGGTCCACTAAGCGGTCGGTCACCCAGTCCAGCAGGTTGTAGATCAAGCCCCGCATTGGCTGTAGCCTCCAGCTCCTCATCCACGTTAAAGTCGTCGCCTAGTACATCGCCTTCGGCAAGCTCACGCAGTAAGGTTTCTTGCGTGATGGTGCCTGCGGTGTAAAGCTGCAGCAGCGCTTGGATCTCCTGCGGCTCAAGGCGCGTGCCCAGGAAATCACGGTTGACGTAGCTGCTGCCAGGCGATGTGCTGTTGCCGATGTACTGCGCATGAAACTGTAAACAGTTGTCGATCATGTCTTGCACATTCTGCGCAATGACCATCATCGTGCTGTCACCTTGACTGCGATCAATGCGCTTTGCCTCGGCGGTTTCAGCCGATAGCTTCTGGCCGAGCACTGCCGACAGACCTAGCTCGTTGATCTGCACTGCAAGCTGCTCAAGCCTGCGGAACTGATAATCAAAACTG